GGGGGGTCTGGTCAGACGATCCGGCGGCTATGGAGAAGATAAATATCTTCTTCGAGCATTTTGCGGCACTTCCAAAATGGTTTACTTCACTTTGGATTTTAGTTTGCGCCAGCATATTCGGTATAAAGGGCACACAGATATTTCGTAACGGTAAAAAGAAATAGACACCAATAAATAAAAATTATATAAATCTTTCTGAATGCTTGATCCTTATTCAGTAGAAGTTATTAAAAAAAGAATTAATAAGAACAGCGACGCCGTCAAAGAACATATATGCTATGGTGTAGACACAATTGAGAAATTAAACTATAGTAGAGGACAACTCATTGCATATGATGTAATGCTTCAGGAACTTAAAGACCTGCAAAAGGAGGATGACGACGGTGACACTAATACAACCTAAAGGCTTAATCAAGCCTATACAACAAGGTGCAGATCCAGAAGAAGGCAATCCAATACCCACAGATGCGGAAGGTGTAGGCAAGTATATTGATACACTACCCGCTCCAGTTGGTTATAGAATGCTGGTACGTCCCTGGTCTGGTAAGAAAAAAACTAAAGGTGGAATTCTTTTATCGGATACAACTCACGAAACAATTCAAATGACGACCGTAGTTGGTTTAGTTATTCGAATGGGAGATCTTTGTTATAGAGATAAAGAAAAATTTCCTACTGGTCCTTGGTGCAAGGAAGGTGAATTTATTGTTTATGGAAGATACGCAGGATCCAGATTTCAAACTAAATTTGGTGAACATCGTATTTTAAATGATGATGAAATTATTGCGCGTATTAAAAAACCCGAAGACATTCTTCACTTATACTAGGAGGAAATATGGCAGAACCAAATGTTGAAGAAAAAATAAAACCAAGTGAAAAAGAAGTGGAACTAGACACAGACGATGCTAAAGAGCAGGACGTTGAAGTCAAAGAACCAGAAAAAAAGGTAGATGAAAAGGATAAAATAAATCTTGACCACGGTGAAGTAGATTTAGGTTATACGGACCATCAATCTAAAGCAGAGGAAACGGCTAAAATTCAAGTAGAAGAAATTGAAGAACCTGCTGAAGTTAAGCCAACCGAAGAAAAACAAGAAAAACCAAAAGAAGATTTAGGTAAGTATACTGAAACTGTTCAAAAACGAATTGATAAGTTAACTTACCGAGCTCGTGAGGCAGAAAGAAGAGAACAAGCTGCAACGCAGTTTGCTAAAGGACTACAAAAAAAATATGATAGTTCTCAAGCTAAATTTGATAAAGTTGATGAAAGCTACTTAAAAGAGTTCGATGCAAGAGTAGATTCGGAAAGAGAGCAAGTTAAAGTTAAACTTTCTGATGCAATTGCTAATCAAGAGCCTACCAAAATTATGGAGGCAACGGATGAGCTTACTAAACTTGCAGTTGAAAAAGAAAAAGCAAAAATAAAGTTAGCTGAGCACGAATATAAAATTAAACAAGCTACGGAAAAAGCTAAAACTCCAGAACAAGCGGGCGATTTGCAAGCACAAATGCCTGAAGAGTTTCAGCAACCAAGCGAAAAGGCACAAGCTTGGGCCCAGAAAAATGATTGGTTTGGTAATGATCGTATCATGTCCGGTGCGGCCTGGAATGTTCATGAAGATTTAATGAGCAGAGGGGTTGATGTGGAGAGTGATGCATATTATAATCAAATTGACGGAAAAATGAGGGAATATTTTCCTCATAAATTTGAGTCAAGTACCACTATTTCACAAGAAGCACGGAAACCCGTCCAAACTGTAGCTTCGGCTGGTAGAACTCAACAAGGACGCCGATCTGTGAGACTCACTAAATCACAGGTGACTATTGCTAAGAAATTAGGAGTGCCACTAGAAGAATACGCTAAATACGTGAAGGAGGAAGCATGAGTAAAAACTCAAGTGAGAAAATGAAGACCTCGCGCGTGTCACAGGAGAGAGAGAAAGATAGACGTAATCAACCCTGGACACCACCATCTAGTCTCGATGCGCCAGCGGCGCCTCAAGGTTATGTTCAGAGATGGATAAGAACCGAGAGCATGGGTTTTATGGATTCAGCTAATGTATCCAAAAGACTTAGAGAAGGTTGGGTATTTTTAAGAGCCGATACACTGTTAAGTGAAATAGGCGAAAATCAATATCCCAAAATTCACGACGGAAAATACGCTGGTTTGATTGGGGTTGGGGGCCTTGTGTTGGCAAGGATACCAGAAGAGATCGCTAGATCGCGCGCTGACTATTTTAAAAGGATATCAGCAGATTCAATAACCGCGGTTGATAACGATTTAATGAAGGAGCAACACCCGGGAATGCCGATCAATATTGATAGACAGACTCGAGTAACTTTTGGTGGAGGACGAAAACCTAATTAATTAGCTATAGTCCAACATTGATTAAACTAACAAACGAGGATATAAAAAGATGGCAAATACATCATCAACCTACGGACTGAGAGCAGTTCGTAAGATAGATGGAAGTCCCTTTATTAACGCTCAGAATAGATATCGTATCGCTTCAAACGAAGGTACGGCTATTTTCCAAGGAGATGCGGTTCAAGCTGCAGCTACAGGAACAATAGTTCGTCATACAGCTGCGAACGGTGAAAAAATCTGTGGTGTTTTTAATGGTTGTTTTTATACAGATCCTACTACTAGCAAACCAACTTGGAAAAACTACTATCCTGGTTCTATTGTAGCGAGTGACATTATGGCATTCGTTATTGACGACCCAAGTGTAGTCTACAAGATTGATGTTAATGATGATCTGAATACGACTTTCATTTTTCAAAACTTCGATGTAACAAACGTTACAGGAAGTACAACAACAGGTATATCCAAAGTTCAGTTGAACAGATCTACGAATGATATTAAAATTACTCAAGCAGTTCGTGTAATTGATGTCTCTCAAGATCCGGACAACGAAGATCAAACCGCATCCAATGTTAAAGCATTAGTGGTTATTAATAATCACTTCTACGGTAACAAGGGCGCAGGTATATAGGAGCATATAGAAATGGCAATATCACGAGCACAGCTAGTTAAAGAACTAGAACCAGGTCTAAATGCACTATTTGGACTTGAATATAACCGATACGACAACGAAGCAGCAGCGATTTTCATGACAGAATCGTCTGACAGAGCTTTCGAAGAAGAAGTAATGCTTTCCGGCTTTGCTGGAGCATCAGCCAAAGCTGAAGGTGCAATGGTCACTTATGACAATGCAACTGAAGTTTATACTTCTAGATACACTAACGAGACAATTGCTCTCGCTTTTGCTATCACTGAGGAAGCAATCGAAGACAATCTGTATGACAGATTAGCTGGTAGATACACAAGAGCTTTAGCAAGATCAATGGCCCACACTAAACAAGTGAAGGGTGCAGCGATTTTGAATAATGCTTTTGATGCTAACTACACAGGTGGTGACGGAAGCGCACTTTGCGTAACTAATCACTCACTTGCTAACAACAGTACGTTCAGCAATACGCTGGCTACTGCTGCAGATTTGTCCGAAACATCACTAGAACAAGGCTTAATCGACATCGCCGCATTTGTGGACGAAAGAGGATTAAAAATTGCTCTTCAAGCAAGAAGAATGATTATTCCAAAAGAAAATCAATTCACTGCTGAGAGAATTTTAAAATCCCCTCAAAGAGTCGGTACAGCTGACAATGATATCAACGCATTAGTTCATATGGGTATGATTCCAGAAGGATACTTCGTGAATCACTACTTAAATGACAGCGATGCGTGGTTCTTGATCACTGATGCACCTAACGGACTAAAACATTTCGTTAGAGCACCAATCAAGACAGCGATTGAAGGTGATTTCGACACTGGTAATGTAAGATTCAAAGCTAGAGAAAGATACGTCTTCGGATGGTCTGACCCTAGAGGAATCTACGGAACTGGTGGAGCAGCGTAATCTATTTAATTAGATTACTTAAAATCTATTAAGGGGCGCTCTTGTAGCGCCCCTTTTTTTTGGGTATAATAAAAATACTATACAATTATTTAATGAATCTAGACGCGTATAGTCGACGGCCTAGAGACTAGATTCACAAACTAGGAGAATAAAATGGCAACAACTACATTTTCGGGACCGGTAAAAGCGGGAACGATTTCAAACACAACTGGTACAACGGTTGGTACTAATATGAAAAATACCGGCCAAGTTGTAATGGCGCAAACACATGCTCTTGACCTGTCAAGCGGAGCATTCACAGGAACAGCAACAGATATGATCATTCCAGCAAATTCACAAATAATTGATATCGTTTTTGATGTTATCACTGCAGCAAGTGGTACAACAGATATCAGTGTGGGTCTTGTTGGCGGATCTGCTGTAGCATATGTTAATACTTACACAATTGGAACGACTGCGGGTAGACACTACCCAACAACTGACGCTGGCGGAACTCGTGCTTGGGAAGATGTTGGAACTACTGATGTCAGAATGAATGTGTCTAACTCAGATGCAACAAGTTCTGGTGAGTGTAGAGTTACTGTTCTGTATCAACAAAACA